TTCTCCAATATAAAAAACAAATGACATTATTAAAGTCAAGATTAGGAATAACAATTTACTTTATTGCTAAAGTATTGAACAAGGGCTCTAACCTTTTTCCACTTTGACTTTTCGTTTCGTTTAATAATATTATTCGAAGAAAGTTTTGTCAACTTCCTCCCATGTGCGAAAGACTGGATCAATATTTACTTTCGCTAGTGCTTGATTTAATTCGCTTCTCCATGATTCATAAAATTCCTTTCCATGGCCGAAAGCGTTCAAAATTGATGCTTCAACTACTTGACGTGTGGCTTCATCCTCGTTGGGACTTGAGTGAATCCATTTCGCTGTTTCAAAAATGGATCTCTTTTCCAATGGAGCCAACCATTGGTTATCCCGAGATGGATGAGGGACAAAGCCGCACTTCAAAAATGAAGCTTCATTAATAGTAGTGTATGGGATATCAGCTCCTGATTTAAGAGCATCTGTAGCTGTTATTCCATATTTGGCAAAGAATTGTTTTATGGTAACTCCATTAAACAACTCCTTTATTTCTTCAGCCACAGACATTATCAAATCATCCCCATAAACAATAAGACGCGTTAAATTAAAGAACGATTCATACAAAGATAAGCAATTATTGAGACAGTACTCACTCATCAAATGTTTCCAAGCCAAAAGCATATACAATTCATTCACAAGACCATTTTTAACAACAGTTAAAGGATCACCACTAGGACCTCCACTTAACTGGCGGTAAACTAAGTCTCCCATTACGTGAAGTGAATTGTAATGCTCTTCACCCAGAACAGTCATTTCATTATCGTCCACTCCCTCTACATTGAGTTTAGTCCAATTTTGAATAATATCATGTCCAGCAGCATTCACCATAGCGTTATACCCAGGTCCAAAGTTTGAATAATCCAGAGTTACAATATTGTTGGATAATGAAAGGAGGTGATGAGCTAAATCACCCCATTCAGGTCCATCAGTACTGATCCCTACTGCATGATTCAAACGGTGAATACGGGCATTGGTATATGCCGCTGCAAAATGAAGAAAATTTTGTCGATTTGGAATGGAAGACAAAACTGAAGCCATGCAAAAGACTCTAGTAGAACCTAATTTCTCTCTCTTTGCCAAAGCACGACGCTCGTCTTTGAGTTCATCAACATATGGAAGAAAAGGAATTATATTATTCTTCCTTAAAGCCTCAACCCTTGCAAGTTCTTCATAGAGTCTCTTGTGAATTTGCACTGACGTCACTTCTCCTTCTGTGTTTCGATCAACTACAATGTAGCTTTTCTTTTGAGTTTGAGATGAAAAGACCCAGTCATATCCCATTGAAGTGTTCAAATGCAATGGAGTATAACCAGGAATCTGAAAACCAACAATCGCTTCCTTGACTGATAATTTCTTAGGACTTTCAACCACAGGTTCCAATGACATGTATTTCAAAGTCCACAATGCATTTGCCACTTCATCAATTTCGTCTGTTGAAAAATTTTGCGTTAACTGCCCATGTTTTGCACACCCTGCTACAAGAGGACTCAACTCATGCTTGTATCCTGGCTCATGTTTGGTTAAGTAGCCAGGGAGAGTCTCTGGAGGTGGGAGCAAAGCTTGGATTTTAGACGGCAGAATCTTTGTTTTAGTTGGAATGTGAACTTTCTGCTCGAGCGCTCCAAGACTTTGAACTTCCACGAATTCAGGCAGCAGATTTCGGGCTGCATGAGCTGGCTTCAACTCTTTCTCCTCTTCACTTAGTGCTTGATTTAAATTAAGAACATCTGCAAATGTCTCCTGAGTCAATAAAACCCCATATCCTCGAGCGATTGGATTGGCAGAACTAGTTCCTGCAAAGTGCATAGCCAATATTGGGCGAGTGTGATTATATCTCATAACTAATGAACCACATGCTCCAGCTTGAGAGAAATCATAAGTAAGGCTGTCAACAGCTCCCTCAGTGACTCCTCCTTCCCCATTAACTTCTAAGCTAGGGGTTATACCCTTAAACGTCAAACTTTGAACAGTGAGAAAGTCACTACGCAATGTCTTACACTTAAGCATGTAACCCTTATTAGTCAATGGAGTCTGGTGATCTGATTCCTTAGCCATGAATTTTACAATGTTTGCAAAACAGTGAACAGTCTTTGGGTTCATAAAGATTGCAATGTCCGATTCACCTTCAATAAAATCACTCTCGCTAAACTTGTAATCTGCACTCGTGTTAAATCGCGCTGACTTGAGTTTGAATGTGCATCCCTCTTCATGATACTTCCTAATTGCCTTAAGATAGTGTTTGGGCATTATTGCGACCCTGTTCATGATTCCAGTATATCCCAATGATTGAATAGTCATATTATCCTTTAGAATAATGACATTCATGGAATTAACTTGAATTTTATTGCGCAGAGATTCCTGAAGAACTTCATCGCTTTGTGGCTTTGCAGTTGGAGGTTTAATAGTAGATGTTTTAATCGTAGCTTTGTTTTTTAGAAAATGCCGAACTTGGTATGATCCTGAAGACATAATTTGTTCACTGGTCCCTGAAATCCAATTAGTTAATTGATAGGCTCCAGCTAATAGTCCCACCACTGTGCACCCGAGGGCAAGATATTTCATGATAGTCTGAACGGATTGCGGAATTTTGTCTTTCAATGATTGAATAAAGTTTCTCAACCATGGATACGACTTCTTTGGTTGAGTCCGCAATTTGAGATACCTATCTCTATGACCTTTGGGCAAACTGAATGGTGGTATATAAGCTGAAAAATTTATTATCTCACGTGTTGCAAGAGATTGAGCTGTGAGACGTTCGAATTTTGCTTGATAGATTTGAGTGGTATATTCATGATAATGAGCAGCGAATTGAAGATACTTTGCTTTTCCTATGTCCGTCAATAACCAGCAATCATCTCCACATGGTGATAATGATAAAGATTCATCATTCTCATCCTTCCAGAAACCAACATCCTCTGATTGGTCAAATCCCACCGTGTCACAAGCTGGATGGTAATATTCAACAGCAGGATCAGACACACAGAACACATCCTTATGATGACACTCACGAGTTACTCTCACTCCTCTTTGCAGCATGATTTCTTCGAATGCACTTTCATTAAATCTCCACTCTGGAGATATTTGGAAAAATGGACCTTTCCCTTGAGATTGCATCATCGAAACTATTTGCTCCATCTGCTTTGATGAATACATTGGCATGTAGTCCTCTGGAGGGGGACACAATGCTACCAGACCGGCAGACATTCCGAAGATGCAAACAAAGTAAATTAGTAAAGCTTTCTCCACAGTGTGCATTTTGTTCCATGTATTTTGAGCATAGATCTTAAAGTTCTTAACTCCCTCAATTCCTTTATTTAGTAAAGATAGAGTGTGGTACGAGACTCTTGAGAAGATTGATGGTGCTTCACAGAGAGCGCAGGCCATTGAGGGCAAAACCCGAGTATTGCCATGTCGAGTGCTATCATCAAATGCTTTGCAATCAGCGCAAACTAAGTGAGTTGATGGACCGAAATAAATGTATTTCGATTGCTTGCAGTGACTACAATAGTCATCTCCGAATTCTCCTCCCATTGTCTCGCCCTTTGTTGTTACATTATGGAAGTGAGGAACACCAGTTCGCTCAAAGAAGGATGACAGAAGAGGAAATCTTCTCAACATCTGCCCAATAAAACCTGGACGATGTTCAAGACCATCAGGGCATGGTGGTGATGCTGGAGGTAAGCCCGCTGTTGATGTACTTGGTTGAGGTTCTTGGTCTTCAGGAATACTTGGAAGCGGTTCTGGCGTTGGTGGAGCTTGATGGAGCACTTTACGTTGTGTAACTAATTTCAAGGCTTCTTCCAATCGATCAGACAAGTACTGAGAAGCGTTACCACTTTCTTCAGCCAATTTCGATAGTTCATTATAAAAGAGTCCAAAATTTAAGACTTCAGTGGGATCATCTAAAAGAGTTGTTTGAGATGAAAATTCTTTAAGCTTGTTTAAGCGACCCTGAACATTTTGTCGTTCATTTTCCATGTATGCATTAGATTTCTTCTTCAGATCTTCTAAGAAAGTTGGATAATTCATCCAAGTTGCAGCATCATTGATGACTTCCTTATTTTGAGGGTCAGAGTATGAGAATTCCAAGTGCTCAAACTTTTCTAAGATTTCTTTTGGAATTTCCCTTGTTGGCGTGCACTCGTAAGTTCTAGTTTTCCTTGCCTTTATTAGAAAATCTCTTCTCCTAAAAACTGCTTCTTCTGTTTGAGCAATTGAGTTTACAACTGAACAAGGAAAGGCGTTATTAGTCAAAAGCATCACCAAATATGGATTAGCCTTTAAGCCCTTTTCGCTGAGATTTGCCATTGGAAGTATACAATCACTTGTTGACTTCAGCATGAATAATTCAGCCAATTGATCAGTGGCCGATTTTGGTTCAGCTAAATTCATCCAGTCATCATACACTATCGCCGGTTGTCCTGAATAACCATCCCAGTGAGCCAAACCTGGAGTTCGAGTGTAAATTGGGTTTCCTTCAATTGGTGCACCGGCCTCCCTCAAAAGCTCTAGTAGAATCTGATGCGAGATAAATGATTTGCCAATATTAGATGGACCTTCTATACAGAGCACTAAAGGTTCTCGACGAACTGGACAACACGTACCCAACACACTTCGCTCCTCTGCAAATTTTCTTAACCTATCGATGTACCGAGTCAGATGAACAGCTCCCCGAGAATCCTTCATTTTTACGATTTGGGCTGATAGTTGGCTTGCTCGAACATAGCATGACCAGAGTTTAGTGCGCATGTCGGGAGTTTGTATTAATTTTAAATTTAGAGGATTAGTAATCAAATCCACATCCTGAACGAAATCACTAATTTCCTTTGAATGATTGGCCAACATTGTTCCATAATTGTCAGTTGTGTTATTGTACAGCCAAGATAAAGCACTCTTAATTGTCGAGAACAAATGTTTTGCGAACGATAAAGCGGCTGGGAAGTATAATAGACCCTGCACTGATGTAAAACGATTGAGCGTAGCAGACTTCAAGTCCACAAACTTCTTTGAAGTATCATACTTAATGTTCAAAGCTGATCCTAATAAAAACACGAATACGCCTAGCAAGCTTTCGCCTGCTGTTGATTCCGAGCCAGGTCCTGATTGTTGTTGTGCCGGACCTGTACCAAGATAAGAGGCTATTATATTTTTAAGAGTTTCAACCTTGCTCATCACGAATGTTGTTGCTGCGGGAAAGAGCTGATTAATGAGCTTGACTGTGTGTAAGGCCAAGTTTAAAGGAGAAAAATCCTTGATTAGCAAAAATAGATCGATGAAGAAATTAACCAAGAAGCTATAAGTGGATTCCCCCCAAGAAAAGACACTACCAATACTTTTCTTCGCATTTTCAAAAGCTGAAGTCAAAGACTCCATTAGATGGCTCACACTTATACCAACTTGATGTGCTATATCGTGGATTTTGTCAATTGTTACACCAGCCTTACTTAAAAATAACTGACTTGACCGAGAGATTTCGTTTACAGATGAAACACACTTTGTTCCTATGATAGAGCCTATCCCTATTGTTGTTGCTGCACCGGTAGCCAGAAGGGCTTTTTCCATTTGATATTCTACAGTAGGTGTAGTTTCGCGCTTTACTCGAGAGCTAGCGCGTTCATGACGAAAACCCGCATGTACTGTTTCTGTTCGATTTGATACTGTAGAACCAGTCAATCCTGGACGCGTGGATAATCCTCGTATATCTGCCAATTCATATTTATTCACGTTGTTTCGTCCAACCTTCGGTGCTAGGACTTGGAAATCATCACCATGAGGAGGGGCTACGTATTGCTTGTATCTTGGGCAACCCACGAAACTTGACAGTTCAAAATCATCACCAATAGACCAAAAGATGTCAAAATTAGTTACTGGTGCTTCAGTTTGAATTACAATGTGTCCTGCTATGTCCGAAATTTCCTCTCTTCCCATCAAAAGCTTTACATTCGACTGAGTTCTCAATCTCTTGCTCACAACATTTCGGTTATTTACAACATCGAAGACTGATGATATAGAGCAACTAGGATTAACACTACAAATTACAGGTTCTGTTGCAAGACCTGTTTCACAGAGCATTAATGGTTGCCTAAAGTGCCCTTGAGATCCCTCTACTGCTGTTTCATTTAATTTATTAATCTGATAGATTTGGCGATGAGGTCCTAAGTATCTAACTCCTGTATTTGGAACATATGATACGTAGATCGGCACTGAAGTGTTCGAGTGGAAGAAGATTGACCAACGCATGCTGCCTCGCCAATGTCGGAAGAGTGAGGCTATTGCTGCATGAGGAGACACTTGAGCTCGAGATAAAGGATGGAGACCATCAAAATGATTTGGCACGTGACAAGGGAACCAAAAAGACTGAATACAATCTCCTTCAACTCCATCTACTTTTGTTGAACCTTTTAAGGGTAGAGTAGCACCTGAGTAAACTTTGATGGATCTTCTCATTATGTCCTTAATTCGATGTTGACTATCCGTTGTGTGGAACATCATCCTTGCTGGTCCTAATGGGCCTTGGAAATAGACTTTCTTCTTTGTTTTGTCAACACCTTCTGTGACCTTTGCTAATCCTTCATCGGCACGAACTGCATATCCATTCATATCACTCATAGTTGGGAGGAGTGATTCTGTTTTGTCTGTTGAATGGCTGGTTACGCTGCTTATGTAGTAGATAGGATCATCAGATCTTGAATCATCCCTCATGAAACCCATATTTGGAAAACGACCAAACCAAGGTGTTACATTGAAATCTTCATCTCGATAAGCTGTGTGGAATTGTGATGGCATCAAAGAATGTAGGTTGTAATCCTTACCAGCACTCAAAAACAAGAACACTTCCACTTTGGATGGTGCCTGAGCAATTGGATTCAATGGATTCACAACAGTTACATGGAGGTACGCCTTCGTTCTTTCAGCTAAGGCTGTAGGGTACCCACTAATCACCGTAGCAGCGCCAATTCTTGACCAATTCTTTGGGTCATCTGCTCCATTTGTGTAGTCAGTTCTTAGAATTGCATCATCCACCTGTCGGTTTGTTCTTCGCCAAGGAGTATCATAGATGTAAGGAATGTCAAATTCAAACTCCTTTATTTCACCCAATTGGAATGTTTTTGTATAAGTGCTACTCAAGCCACAGACATCTGATGGAATTCTGTTAAATGACGCTTCCACTTGCAAGGTTCCTGTATGAAAATCATTTGAGACCACCAACAATTTAGCTTTAATCGTTCCCCTCCACATTTGATAACAGGAAGTTACATATTTCAAAGGAGTCGGAACCGTGTCGATCTTACTATCTGAGACAAAGCACGCTGTTGGAAATATGGGCCAACTTAATAAATTGGCTCCTGATGCATCTGAAGTTTGCCAAGTAAAAACCCTCTCAACCCCAGGAATTCGAGCTATTTCGAGCATGGTTTTGGGATCTGTAGGTTTTAGATGTTCCCTCAACTGCGTGACTGTTGTAGAGTGATCGAGTGTCAGGGGTATGCTATCAGATATCCCTACTCCGGCTGAAAAGTTGAGGCGTGGTTGTGGAATTATTCTAGTTGTAGGGCCTCCATAGGGCTTGTCTTGATTACTTATTATTCCTGTTCTCTTGAGCAATCTTTCAACTGGCTTTACAGCTGGCATGAGTGTAGTTGCTAGAGTCACCAGCTGATTTTCTATAGGAGGAGCTTGCTGATTTATTTCCAACCCATATGCAGCAGCAGCAAATGTGCAGCGTTTAAAACGATACATAACCTGGATTTGACACGTTGTTGGTTGTCCAGCAGCTACAGTGTATGGTGACCAGATTTCTAGTTGAAGGGCTGAGAACTGCTGAGTTGAAACTCCTTTATTAGCATTATCCGCTGCATAATTTCGCGCAAATGTCCTGCGATAATTATTTTGAATTGTTATTGTTCCCTCATTATTCTTAGACATCGAGATTTTAATATGATCACTCCTTTGAACCATTGAAAAACAATCACAACTGAGCTCTCCAAATCCATCATATGGATCAGGATAACTAGCCGCAATTAACATTCCTGTTGCCATACGAGCTCCATTGCATAAGATTTTGAATTCGATGTCACAGTCAGAATAGGCGAAATTTTGGAAAGGCATTGTATTAGAAGCGCACTGTACACCGTTGGGGCGTTGTGTAAAAAGAGCCCCTGGTAATTTATAAACTTTATTTAAAGAATTTCGTGCCTTATTTGTATCAATTTTGAATTGCTCCAGTAATCGATAGTTATCTGTTGCCGATGGAAATTCAAAAGTCATTTCCGTGTTGCTCAAATCCTTTAAAATTTCAGGATCTGGCATCACTGAAATTCCTTCATCTGAACCATCAGCTGTAGCAATTTCTGTCATTCCTGCGGAGTCCACTTCGGATTTAGTTTCAACTGGCTTTGCTACCTCGCTATCTGCTTGATACTCTACTCTAGTTAGAACGTCAAACAATTGGCAAAGTAAATTCCAGGCTTGTCTTGGCTTGGATCCTTCGATTGTTGAAGTTAGACAAATTCGACGTGAGCTCCCTCCGGGGGATAACACCATTCTGTATCGACTGGACACTCCTTTGGCTGCTCCAGATCTTCTGATGAGCGTGAATTCCTGGAAGGGAAGATGCAAATTATTAAACCAAGAATCAAACTGATTATACTCAAAGTTGTCAAAAGGGATAATTTTGGCATTCTGGACAAACGTTGAGAAAAAGCTCGAAATAAATTTCTGACATCTCTCATTGTTAGGATTGCATGATTCGGTTGCCTGGATGGTTCGATTTGGGTTGGAGGGTGATAGTTTAATTGAGCCAAAGGTAATTCTTGCTCGATTTCCTCCAAATCTTGTAGAGTCAATGTTGTTGTTTGAGACATTATTATTAGACATTTTCTTATTTACTTGTTTTATTATTGTGCAATTATTTGAAAGCAGAACGTTCTTTTTGAAAGTCCTGCCAGGGTAATTTTGATGAACGGCCTAAAAGATTGTACCTATGTTGATTGGCTTTCGACGTCGCTACCTGGTTAGGGTAATCTTATTTGCTAAATAAGAACAACTAAGGGTTAGCATCTGAGCTTGCACACTGTCAGACCCTCGCTTTCGCTATTTACTTACACCATGGGAGGCTTTAAATTTCCCGTCAAGTTAAACTTGCCTAGTCGCAACCCGCTAGGTATGCTTGGTGCTTAAACTCATTTCAATCTTCTTATACGATTTACGCAGGTACGATGGTTCCTTCTCTCAAATCTGCGATTCTTTCATATTAAACAACTGGGCACTAATATTTCGCTATAACTTAGTTATAACTAGCCTGTCGCCCCCTCGTCCGTAATCTTCATGGTTTCTACGGCCTTTTCGGGTTGTTTATACTCCAGAATTTTAGATAATAGAGAATGTTCCAATTTCCCACACGACGCGATTGTAAATGGTTTGTAAAGTAAACTTCGTTGACGCGCCGTCCACGTTTCTCAAGGTGAACGTTTACCACTTCTGCCTAATGCTGCTTGTCTGGCTTACTCACAGGCTCGGCTTCAGTGTCAGAGCTTTGATGTTTTACTCTTCTTTCCTTAAAATTAAATCTAACTAACCACGTACTGTTGTTCAGGCAGTCTTATAGTGGAAAGCAGTGATCACATTTAAAGTATTGTGGTTTTAAAATTTTGAAAGGCTTCCAGTCAGCCTGAAGGGCTGTGGAAGAATCTTGTATCGCTGCGCTGTTACCCGACCGATCTACAGTGTTCAAAAGAGTGCCTCCTA